TCGTCGAGGTCCTTGAGCAGCCCGTCCATGTCCTTGCGGATGGTGCGCGTGGCGCCCTGCTGCCCGCTCTCGAACGCGCCCTCGGCCGCGCGCGCCTTCGCTAGCACGTCCTGCGAAAAGCCGCGCTCTGGGGCAGTCAGCTCAGTGCTGCGCAAGGGGCCCGCAACCGACTGCGCCTCGATCGGATCCATGCCCACAACGCTGGGCGTCACGTCGTTCGCCACCGGCCCGCCTCCGACTGCCTCGCCCACGTCGTCCGCGAGCGACGTCGGGAGCGCGTCGGCCGCAGCTCCTGGGAGCGCCTTCTTGCCGCCTATGCCGACGGCGTCGCCCACTGCGCCCGCGGCCCTCTTCGCCCCGCGGCCGACCGCCCGCCCAGCCGCCCCGAGCGCCCCGAGCCCGAGCTCGAGCCCCACACCCGCGCCGCCGCCCTTCCAGACGCTGTCGAGCATGCGCTCAGCAGTCACGTCCACGTCGCCGTTGGCCGCGTCGTCGAGCACCGTGCGTATCGCTTGGTCGGCTGCGCCCTCGAGGCCCGTGGCCAGCGCGCGCGCGCCGACCTGCCCAGCACGCGACGCGGTCCACGCGGCGGCCTTGCTGCCGAGGTGCGTCGCGAGCTTCGCGCCGAGGTTCGCCTCGACGCCAGCCGGCAGAAGCCGCGCGACCGCTCCGCCTGCGCCTGCGCCGCCTGAGAGAAGCGCGGGAGCGACTGCGCCGACCACGTTGGTCGCCACCGACGTGACGGGGTTGTACTCCTCGCGCAGGCGCCGCTCGCGGTCGTAGTCGTCGCCCGCGAGCAGGCTCGCGCCCGCACCGTAGAGGCCGACCGTCGCGCCCTGGGCAAGGCCCTCTGCGCCGGCTGCGACCTGCGAGCCGACGTCGCCGTACTCCTCGGCATCGCGCTGTTGCGCCATCTCCTTGACGGAGGCGACGCGGTAGCCGTCAGCGAGCAGGCTGTCGACGTCGGCCGCGTCGGCGTTCACCGCGGTGCCGTCGGGCGCGTACAGGTTCACGATGTCGCCGAGACCTTGCGGCGCGGGCGAGTCCGGCATCGGCTGTGGAGCGGCATCGACGGGTGGCGCGGACGAGGGCGCCGGACCCGCGAGCTTGTAGCCCTCGGAGAGCAAACTCTCGACGTGCTCCGGGTCCGTGTTCACGGCGGAGCCGTCGGGCGCGAGAAGGTTCACGCTCATTTGCGCATCCATGCAGCGAGCTGCGCTTGGGCTGCGTCTGAGACGGCGTCCTCGCTGTCCTGCTTCTGGGCAACGGCGCGCACGTCGTCCAGGCTCACGCTGGATTGCGGGAGACCAGCAGACACGCCGCGGCTGGCTGCGCTGGGCGCGGCAAAGCCCTTGCGCACGCGCGGGTCGTTCTCGCGCTTCGGCGGCGCTCCGCTTCTGCCAGCGAGCCCCGAGGCCTTCGCGAGGCTGTCCGCGTCGCGCTGCGTGGTCTCTTTGATGGAGCGGATCTTCTCGTCTGGTGTGTTGATGAGCCACGCCGTCGGGTCGCCGACCATCTCCTCGAGAAACTCCACCGAGCCCTTGTCGAGCGTGCCAAGCTCCTTCGCGTCCTTGACTGCCAGCTTGATCGATGCGCCGATCGCGTTGGCGCGCTTGTTCGCATTGGTGCCAGGAAGGCCGACGGCCACATAGTGTTCGTCGCGCAGCGCGAGCAGCTCGTCGATGCCGGCTGACAAGTCGCGCGCCACCCTGTCGGTGTCGGCCAAAGTCTTGCGCTCGGCCGTCGACAGCTGGTTGTAAACGTCCGGGTCTGCGACCGTGCGCCCCGTCGGCGTCTTGGCTCCCGCCTGCAACGGGGCCTCTTTGCCATCGCCCTTGGGCGCGAGCTGGTTCGCAATGCCGAGGTCGCCGCTGACGCCCGCCTGGCGCAGTTTCGTCTTCTCAGCGAGCACCTTCTGGCCGACCTCGCCGAGATCGGCGTCCGACATGGCAGCGAGCTCCGGCTCGCTCTTCGCCCAGAAGCGCTCGCGCAGCTGCCTCTCGCGCAGGCTGCCCGCTCCGGCTGCCGCCTTCTGCTGCGCTGCCTGCTTGGCCTGCTCGAGCTTCACCAGGCGATCGCGCGTCTGCTGATACACGTCGAGCTTGAGCTGCTCGGCCGCGAGCTTTCCCTGCTCGCCCATGCCCTGCTCGGTCGCGACGTCGATCGCCGCGTTGATTTCGTGCGCTCTGAGCGCGACCATCTTCGCGCCGACGTCGATCACGTGCGACTCGGTCGCGTTGTTCATGTCCACGCCGCGTGTGAGCGCCTGGTAGAGGTTGCTGTTCGCCTGCTGCTCAGCTGCCCACTGCTCACGGTCGGGCGCCAGCATCTTGCCGATCATGGCCGCGCCTTGGGCTGCGCCGCCGTTGCCGCCGAGCGCCAGGATGCTGCCGATGACGCCCATCACGGTCTCGGACGTCGAGCGATCGGGCGGGCGCTTGTGCGCCTCCATCTCATCGAGGACCTTCCTCGCGCGCGCCTCGTCGAGCTTGCGCTGCTTTCTGCTCTCCTGCGCGTCGGCGTCTGCCCTCTCGTACTCGCTCTTCGCGTGCGCTTGCTGGTCCTGGCGAATCTCCGCCTTCTTCGCATGCTCAGCGACGGTCTTCTGCCCGCTCTCGTCGACCAGCGCGGCACGCTTGTTCGCGTCTGCAAGGTCCTGGTCCTGGTACTCGCGGATAGCCTGCGCTGGACGCGCAGCCGTCGAGCGCTGAATCTCCGGCATCTGCTCGGGACCAGGCGGTGGCGGCGCGGTCGGCATCGGCGCAGGAGCGGGCACAGGCGCTGCCTGCTGCACGGGCAGAGGCTCGTAGCGCCCGCCCGTGTCGACGGCCGCGAGTGCGCGCTGCATCTCGTCGGGCGAGAGGCCCGCGAGCTGCTGAGAAGAGCCGCCTAGGTCGTATCCCGCCACGTGTTAGCTCCCGCCAAAGCTGTAGATCTTGCTGACGATGCCGAGCGCCCTATCGAGGCCGTTCTTCTCGCCCTCCTGCGCCGTCAGGCCCTGCGTCGCGCCGACGTACTTCTGCGCCTGTTGCCAGCCGTCCTGCTGCTGCGTCTGCGTCTGCGGCTGGCTGGTCTGCGGCTGCGAGCCCCAGCCTGCGCCGGAAATGTCTGTCGTCGCGGTGGTGGTCGGCACGCGGTAGTCGCTGCCCACGTTCGCGAGCGCGCCGTTCTGCTCTTCCGTCGTGAGGTCCGAGGTGAGCCCGCTTGCGTAGTTGCCGAGGTTAAATGCCATGGCCTACCTCACTTTCCGCTTCCGCCGAGGATGCCGAGCGTGCCCATGTTGATGCCCTTCATCGTGTTCGCGTATGCAGAGTTTTCCTTCGCCGCCTGCGCGCGCCCCGCCTCGGTCTGTATGTCGCCACCGAGCTGCCCCGTGTACTGCTGGCCGAGGTTCTGGTTGAACATGCCCGCGCGCTGCGCGCCCGCGCTACCGACAGCGCTGCCCTCGGCCATGCCCGTCTGCGTGTTCTGCCCGCTGAGCGACTGCTGCTGGCCCACTGAGGCGAGGCCGTGCTGCGCGTTCGCCTGCTCGAGCGCCGCACGTTGGCCAAGGAGGCTCAGGCCCGTGCCCGTCGCGCCTTGCTGCCGCGCCGCTTGGAGCTGCGCCGCGCCCGAGCGAATGTCCGCCGCCTGCGCGACTGCTTGGTTACGCATCGCGTTGAGCTGGTTCGCCTCCTGCGCGCGGATTGCCTGCTGGTCGAGCGCCGCCTGCTGGTTGCCCGCGCCCGACGTCGCCAGCGCCGTGCGCAGCGAGCCACCACCGCGACCTGCTGCGAGCGCGAGTGCGTTCGTCTGGTTTCTGTTCTGCGCTGCATTGAACGCGGAGTCCGCCGCAGACTGGTACTCGCCCGCTGCGTTCTTGGCGTAGCCCTCGAGCTGGTCTGCGCTGCCGAGAGCGCCGCCGAGCGCTTGGTCCGCGCCCGCGCCGTATTGCGTGGCCTTGCCCAGCTCTGCACCGCGCTGCTCTTCGCCGAGGCCGCGCGTCTTCTCGACGTCCTCGCCGTAGCTCTGCCGCTCTGCGCCGACCTGGCCCGTGAGCCGGTCCTTGTCGCGCTGCTGCTGCATGCGCTCTTGGGACAGCTGCGCAAGCCCAGTGTCCTCCAGCTCCTGAGCTTGCCCGAGGCGCTTCTCGTTCCCGCGCTCGATCTCCTGAGCGCGGAGCCGGCTCCCGCCGCCGTAGTACTGCTTGTCCGGCGTCTCGGCCTTCTTCTTTTTTGCTCGACGATCTCGAATGCGCTCGCCCATGGCCTATCTCCTCGCTGCCGTGCGCATGGCCAGCATCAGCTTGCCGGGGTTCTTCCTCAGCTCGACCGTGCAGTGAATCGGCTGAAACGCCTCGCCCACCGCGCCCGTCTCCGTGAACTGCAGCTGCACCGCGCGCGCCTGCTGCACTGTCGGCTCCGCAAACAGCGCGTAGCGCTTGCTCGTCGTCGTGTCGTCGACCGCGCTCGCGATGTCCGCCGCCGAGTAGGCCTTGGTGGAGTCGAACGTGCCGCGGTAGTCGGTCGCCGTCTTCACGGCGAGACCGTGCGCGCCCGCGCGCTTCGCATGCATCAGCACATTCGCGATGACCTGGTCGTCCTGCGCGCCGCCGAAGGTGATGAGCCCCGTCAGGATGTCGATCTGCGCGGTTTGCGAGACCGAGTCCGAGTCCATCAGCCAAAGCTCGCCCGCGTCGCCGTAGTAGAGGACTTTCCCGCTCGCAGGCACCTGCGCGACCGCCGTAATGGACGTCACACCCGTGACGGCCTGGTCCCACTCGGTGAACGCATCGACAGCCCAGTTGTAGACGTAGCAAAAACCGTCTGCGCAGAAGAAAACGACCTCCTGCGCCTTACGAAACACTGCTGTGCCGACGATCGGACCGTGCAGCAGCGCGTCGACGTCTGAAAACTCCTTGATCGCGCCCTGAAAGAGCACAAAACGGTCCGCCGACACGAACATCACGCCCACCGGCGTCTTCACGACGCTGTTTCGCTGCGTGCACGACGTGTCAGAGAGCTGCTGCGGCGCCGAATAGTCAGGCGGGTTCAAAAGCGCGTCAGGACCTTCGCCCGCGACCGTCCACAGCCCGTTCGAGCAGAGAAAAAGAGGCGTCTCGCGCAAGTTCGAGGTCGCGACGCCGCGTCCAGCGTTGCTGGGCACGTCCACGAACAAGTCCGGGCTCATCTCGAAGAACACGCCGATCTCACGCGGCTTGCTAAACCACCAGCGCAGCGGTCTCTCGGCATCGAGCAGCCACAGGCGGTTCGCGACCACGTCTGCATCGAGGCACGCGTTCGGCATGAACGCCGGCAGAGGCTGCGTCGCGCTCCCGTCTGTGTAGAGCGCCGGGTGAAACGCATCCACGACAGGCAGCGGAATGGTGTTGAACGTCCACGTGCGGAAGGTCTCGCCGTAGATGCCCGCCGAGCTGAGCATCGACTGCGCGTAGAGCACGACGCCGTTCGCGTAGGACGCGTAGATCGTGATCGTGAACAGCTCCTGCGTGGCGCCGTTTCGGTGCGTGATGGGCGCGGACACGATCAGCGTCGGCTGCGTGGGGTTCACGAGTGTGACGGGGTTACTCGGCGCGCTCCGGTGGATCTGCCCTTGTGCGTCCTTGTAGTGCACGACCGCCGCGAACCGGAACGTGCCGGCCGGGAACACGGGCCCTGAGCCGCCAACCAGCGTCGTGGCGACAATCGTCGGCAGCCGCATCGGAGATAGCTCGGTCACCTGGCTGCCGTCCCAGACGGCCGGGAGCGCGCCTGCAATGACCGTCTCGCCGATGCCCGTGGGCGCGAACGAAGGCTGCACGTTGCCAAGCTCGAGCCACGCGTAGCGCGTCAGAAAGCCGTACGGCGTGAGCCCCTCCTCGATGTTCTCGCCGAGGTAGGTGACGAGCACGCGCGAGCCGTGCGCGATGACGCTGTTGCTCGAGCTGATGAACATGGCGTTCACGGCGCTCGACGGGCCCGGGTAGCGCACCACGATGTCGGTGCCGAGTCGCGCGATCGGGTAGAACAGAAGCCTGAGCGGGCCCGTCTCTTTCGCGCCGACGTGGAGGCGCAGCACCTCGATGCTCGGGTCGAACACGAACGCGCTTGAGAGTGGATTGTAGGTGTTGACGTTGCTGCTCTGGTCGTAACAAATCTGCGTCGTGATGAGCGCGTGGATGTCGGTCGGGCTGTTGGTCTGCGTGGCGATCTGGCCGACCAAGATCTGAAAAGGGATGTTCTCCGAGTAGACGAGCGCGAGCGTGCCCGGAGCGCGACACTCGACGTACGTCCCGCGAATGCCCGCGGAGAGGCCCGTCACAGCGAGCACGCGATAGACCACGCCGGGGTTGGTCGCCTGGAAGGTCTGAAAGCCCACGCCGACAGGACCGTTGATGCCGCTCGCGAAGTTACTGACGGCCGTAAACACGAGCGCCGGCGTCAGCTCGACCAGCGTCCACGAGCCGACCGACAGACCCAAGATGACTGCGTCGCCTGCACGGTACGCGAGGCCGACGTTCGTGATCGCAAGCGCACCCACGTACGTGTACGGAGCCGCGATCGCGAGCGTGGCCGTGTCGATGCGCAAGACGACTTGATTGTTCGCGGTCACGTTGTGCTGACACGTGAGGTACACGTTCGCGGTGTCGGCCGCGTCGTAGGCGATCTGCGTGCGCGCGTAGCCGTTCGTCGCGACCGGCCCGAAGATTCCCACCCACGCGCCGAGCGTCAGCTGCAGGCCGCCCGTGAGCGTGAGATGCGCGGCCGAGATGCCGCCACCAGCGCCGCCGAACCCACGCCACAGGATGACCGTGCTCCCGTGCGCGGAGATGCCGAGGAAGTTGTCTTTGCTGTCTGCCAAGACGCCAAGCCCGAAGGCGTCGCCCACGAACGTCTGTGCGACGACCACGCGCCCCGCGTCGTCGATGACCGTGACGACGATGGCGCACGAGGTCGATCCACGCGGCACAAGCGCCGCAAACCACGTCTGGCCCGCGCTCTCTACGTAAGCGCAGCAAGAGTTGTAGTAGCTCCGCTGCACGCCCGGCACCGTGCCTGCGTTCACGACCTGCGCAGGGTAGTAGCTGCTCTTCGGCTGCCCGAAGGCGTAGATGCCGTTCGAGACGCCCACGTCATCGTCTGCAATGCGCCGCGACGCCGTAACCGGGTCGAGCAGGAGCAGACTCGAGTCGAGCGCGCCCGACGGCACAAGCCCGCCGCACGGCGCCGTGAGGCCGCTCGCGAGCTGCGTGCACCCAGGCGCCTTCGCCACCATGCCCGGCACCTTCGTGAGGCGCGTGTTACGCGAGCGCACGAGCCGCGGCCGTGCGCCCATCGGCTGCACGTTCTCCTCAGCCGACACATTGTCGATGCCGAGAGCGAGCGAGAAGGTGGCGAGGCTCGTGCGCGGGTCCGCCATCAGAACACCCAGACCCTCAGCGTCACGTCCGCAGATGCGGAGAGCGCGATGTAGATCGCATCAAAAACGGCGAACGGCCCAATCGGTGCGCCCAGTGTCGCCGTGACCGTGCCGGCCTGAGTGCTGCCGACAATGGTCGCACCGCGGTATGCCCGTCCTAGACCATGCGGGAACACCTTGACCGGCCCGTCCGCGACCACGAACGTGCAGTCGAGCAGCTTGCCGTCGACGATCGGACACGCTGTGGCGAGCTGCCGGTAGAACTCGAGCAGCGTCGTCGCTTCTGTGATCTGAGGCAGCACGTCAGTAGCCCCACCAGCGATGAGGCCACGGGCCGCCGCTGTGCCTCAGGCCCGCCACATCGCGCGGCTGCTTCACGCCGTTCCTGTCGCGCCGCGCCGCCTTCACGTCGTCGAGCGCCTGCGCACGCTCCTGCGCGAACTCGGCATAGTCCTTCTCCTGGCGCTGCCGGACGATGCAACAGGCGTTGTAGATAATCCACGTGTCCCAGCCGAGCTGCCCGACGAGCGTGTCCGCAGCGGTCGCAATGAACGCGCCCGTCGAGTAGCGCAGGCTGAGCGTGTAGGCGGCCTGAGGCGTCGGGAACAGCTCGAGCGCATCCTCGCGCAGCCGATAGCGCGGCACGCACGCGTCCCACGCAAGCGACGGGTTTGCGGGGATCTCCTCGAGGTTCGCCTGCTCGAGCGGCACGAGCGTGTTCGCGTCGCGCACCCAGTGCACGCGATAGAGGCTCGAGAAGTTTGGGGGCAACGCGACACTCGCGACGTTCGCGACCGTGGGCACGTTCGTGGTCGTCACGAAGTACCAGCTGTCGTCGTCGAGCAGGAGCGAGAGCTTGCGCGCGCTCTCCTGCAAGAACGACAGGATGGCGGCGCTCGTGATGAGCGTCTCGGTGGTGTAGACGGGGAGGGCGCAGCGGAGCCTGACCGCTTCCTGCAAGCTTGCTACGGGAAATGGCACGCTCACGCTGTCCCCCTACTCGTCGTCTTCTTCGGCTTCGTCCTCGTAGTCGTCGTCGCAGCACTCCATCATCTGCGTGAACGCGTCGGCCAAAGCCGCCTCATCGTCGCGTCGAATGGCCTTGAGCATCGCTCGTGCCGCGAGCGTCTTCGCGTCGTCCTCGCCGCTCTCTTCTTCGTCGTCTTCGCCCAAGGCGGCCCCTTTGCCCTTCGGCTTGTCGCCGATGAGCAGGAGGCCGCCGAGCTCGTCGCTTGGCTTCTTCATCAGTGCGACGTCCCGATGATGACGACGGTGATGGCCTTGCCCGTGCTGTCGGCCGGCGTAGAGCCGCCCGCGGTCACGGTCGTGATGATGACGATGTTAGAGCCCTCGAGCATGTCGCCCGCGCTCATCTGTCCCGTCGTGCCGCCCGCGTCCGCGGTCAACACGATGGCGTTGCGTAGCGCCATGGGCAGCGTGATCACAGTCACGCCCGTGGCAGTGCGCTCGATCTTGGTCGGGCCGCGCGTCTTGTTGACGTCGACGACGGGCTGGCCCGCGCCCGCGGTGGTGAACCGCGCCGTGAACATGACCGTCTCGCCGCTGACAGCGCGACGCTTGACGAGCGAGAAAACGTTCGGGTCTCCATAGAGCGCCATAATCAGCTCCCTTCAGATCGCCGGTAGGGCGACGTCCATGAGCTGGTTGACGTGCCAGGCGCCGAAGTTGCCGTAGTTGCACATCAGCCCCTTCACGACGCCGTTGTCGCGGTCGAGCCAGAACTGGTCCGACTTCGACATGCCCGCCCAGTCAGGCTGGTCGCCGCAGCTCGCACGCACAAAGGCGCCGTCTGCGACCATCTTGCTGCGCCCGTACGGGCAGAGCGCCGCCTCGATGAAGGTGATGTTGTCGACCTTGAACGCGTCGACGCCCATGTCGTAGGTCGTCGCCTTTTCGAAGTCGACGATGCGCTTGGCCTCGTACTCACTGCGGAGCGCGGCGCCGTAGAGAGGATGGATGTAGAACGTGCCCTTCTTGAAGCCCGGTCCCACCTCGGTGCGCGCCTGCGCGAGCGCGCGGATGAACACCGTCTGCAGACTGTCGGTCGTGCCGTCGTAGCGCACACCCGCCAAGCGAGACGGGTACACGCTGCGATCGACGCCGCAGAACAGCGTCGCTGTGGGGTCGGTCGAGGGGTTCCAGTCGGCAAGGCCAAAGCCCACCTTGGCCGCGCCTGCGTTCTGCGCGTCGCCCTCGCGGAAGATGAAGTCGCCTGTCGCCGCCGTGCCGAACAGGGTCGTGAAGTTCTGGCCGGTGAAGGTCAAGAGGCCCGTCTTGGTGTTGACGGCCGTGACCATGGCCTTGTTGGTGGTGCCGCCCGAGCGAATCGCGCCCGTCGCCGTGGTGGCGAGCACGACCCACATATTGACCTCGAACAGCACGGCGTCGGTGATGGTCTGGAGCAGGATGGTCGTGTTCGCGCCGATGGTGACCGTGCCGATCACGCCGCGGTAGCCCGCGCCCGTGCCGAAGATCTGCTTTTCCATTTCGACGCCGATGGTTTCCTCGACGCCGTCCGTCTCGTACTTCATCTGGTCGACGAACGCGGCTGCCGAGACGCCGCTGGTCGTCGCCTCCATCGCGTTCTTGACCAGCTGATGGTCGAGCCGCATCTGCGCGAAGTACGTCGTCTGCGGCACGGTGAAGCTCGAGCCCTTGCTCGGGCTCGCGTTCGCCGCGGCGGTGGCGATCGCAGCAGACGCGCCCTGGGGAGTCGCGTATGGGGCGGGGATTTCGTACCCCTTGCCTGACGCGAAGTCCTTCTTGTGCGGCGTGTTGAGCATCGCCGGCTTGTCGCGCACGAGCGCGTCGCCGGGTTTCGTGCCGTCTGCGTAGATGATTTTTTGGAGGAACGCGAAGTCTTGGTTTGTACCAGCAGCCATGGTGGCCTCGGAAAGTGACTAGGTCACCCCGATTGCCAGGCCTTCCGTGCTTCCTCGAAGGCAGCGAGCCTCAAGAGGCGTGCTTCCTCGTCGGTCAGTTTCTTGGAGGACTGCGCAGGGGGCGGGGACGTCTCGGCATCATTGCCGAGCGGATTTCCCTGTGCGTCACTCTTCGGGTTTCCCGCTCCCACCTTGTGCCCCAGAAGGGCTTTCAGCTCCGGCTTCAGCCGGACCAGAAATGAGCGAGTTCGGTCAGACTGTAGCGCCTCGACAATCGTACTCGCAAGCGTGCCGTGCAATTCGCTCGCCACCTCCCCAAGGTCCGGCCGCCGCGGGTCCCCTGGCGGAGGCCGCCCCGCCGACTCCCAGCGGTCGCGCCAGACGTCGTAGACCTGCTCCTGGAGCTTCGCGTTGTCGACGCCCGCGAACATCGGCAGCTCGTCCGCCGCCTTGTTGATGTAGTCCGCGACGATGCCCACATCGCGGCTGCGCACCTCGCCGCTCCTGGCTGCGTGGTCGCGCTCGTCCGCCTCCTTGAGCCGCGCCTCGAGCCGCTCCAAGCGCTCGCGCACCGCGGGCGACAGCTCCATCGCGTCGTCCTCGAGCAGCTCGCGCACCTTCGACGGGTCCTGAGACAGCGACTTCGTGAGCTCGACGTACTCCTTGCGCGTCATGCGCTTCTGCTTCGCCTTCTCGAGCTCGGCGCGCAGGAGCCCGAGCTCTTTGTCCTTCGGCTCGAGCTGCGACTTGAGCCGCACCGCCTCCTCGCGGGCCAAGCGCGCCTCGCGGGTGAGCTTCGACAGGCGTAGCTCGTAGTTCTTGTCGCTCTCGTTCCGCTTCTGCTCCGGAACGTCCCCGCCAGCGGCTTCCAGCTGCGCCTTGACGCCGTCGACGTCCGAAGAAGGGGGGTTGATGGCTCCGCCGGCTGCGCCAGGCGCCTCCGTGGCCGCTGGCGGGTTCGTAGCTTGTGGGGCGGCTGGTGCGGGCTCTGCCATGGGCCTCCTTTAGGCCGCCTGCCCCATCGGAGCAGGCATCATCTGCGGGGGAGGCGCGCCCGCCTGCGCCAGTTGCGCCGCCGCGAGCGCCTCATCGCCAAGCGCTGCCGGCGCGGGCGCAGCTTGTGGGGGTGGCTGCTGGGCCTCGAGCGCCTTGTTCTGCAGGTCCTGCACGTACCCGAGGTAGGCGTCGAAGCGGCCTATCACGTCGTCGGGCGCTCCGAGCCGCCAGCTGACGAGCCGCGCGTTCGTCACGGTGTACGCGGCAAGCTCGAGGTCCTGCTCGGGGATGGGAAGCAGCATGTCCTCGCGCGCACCCTCGAGGTCGATGATGTTGTCGATCTGCTCGTGGATGAGGTCGTAGTTCGCGTTCTCGAGCGCCTCGAACGCCTCGGTGTCGGGAAACTCCATCAGGTCCATCGCCTGAGGCTTGCTAACGAACCCGCGTGCAATCCAGTTGTCGACCCGCTCCCACTTGCTCGCCGCCGTCGTCGCCTGCGCGGAGATCGGGAACATCTGCACGCTGGCGTCGCTCTCGTCGAGCTGCAGATCCTTCCACTTCGACGTCTTGATCCACGTCCGCCGTCCTGAACGTGCGCGCGCCTTCACCTCGTACTCCGAGTCGAGCTCACAGCACGCGTCGTTCAGGTCCTCGAGCAGGCGCGTGATGTCGAGGTACGTGCGCTCGAGCAAGCGCGCCGCGTTGAGAAAGCGGCGCACCTTCACGTCGTCCGCGCGCTGCACCGCTTCGCCCGACGCGAGGCCCTTGTTGACGTCGCCCGTGACGGTGTTGTCGCCAAAGCCCTGCGCGTCGTACGCGTCCTGCTTGATCTCGCGGCGCTGCTCGGCAAGGTCAGGCGGCGTCGCGCTCGACGTCACGAGCACAGGCGGCGAGCTGCCCTCGCGTACCTCGTGATGCTGGCACGCCGCGTTCGTGAGCATGTCGCCGTCGACGCCGCTGTTCGAGAACGTGAACCACTTCGCGACTGAGCCGAGGCGCTGGCTTGCCGCGATGTAGTCGTCAATCTCGGTCAGGCGTAGCTGCGACTGCAGCATGCGCTCGGTGAGCGACTGGCCGCCGAAGCCCTGGTCGCGCTCGGCAAAGAGCACGCGCACGATGCGGTGGCGGCGCCTCGTGTACTTCTTGTCGAGCAGCGTGCAGTTCGAGATGGTCTTGACGTGTGCGCCGTCCGAGCCGCCGTCGACCGTGGGCAAGGTCCACGCCTCGACCACGCGTACGCGGTTGGCTTGGTTGGGCCGCTGCAGAAAAAAGTCGGCGTAGTCCTGCGTGGTCGGGCCTGCTGCCGCGAGGATCTTGTCCTCGTCCTTCTTGTGCTGCGCAATCAGCTCGTCGCGGTCCACGAAGTAGACGCGTGCGAGCCTCAGCGGCGTGCCGTAGCGCCCGTCCTCGGGGTCCCACACGACCTCGTTGTGGAGGCACCGCCCCATGCGCGGCAGGCCATCGGGCCCGACCTCGCCGTAGACCCAGCCCGTACCGCCCTCGCATGCCCCTGCGAAGGCCTTGGGCACGTGGTCGAACACCTTCAGGTCATAGAACTGCGACTGCAGCACTCTCGAGCGCTGCTCAGCCTTGCGCGACGTCTGCCACTCCGCGGCGGTCGTGAGGTACTGCGGCGCCGTGCGGGCGAGCGCGATCATGCTCACGGCGGTGTCGCGGCCGGCTTGCAGGATGTTGTCGCGAATCTTGAACGGGAAGGCCGAGCGGATGGCGTAGTCCATCTCGTCGTTCCCACTCGGATTGAAGTTGTTCACCGCCGACACGAAGATGCGCGTGTCCATGCGTTGCACTGACAATTGGCGCTGGCAGTAGCTCACCCAGCGCCAGAGGACGTCGTGCCGCTCGTTCTTCTTCGCACGCCACCAGGCGATGCTGTCTTGCTGGTGAGTCGTCATGACCAGGTCTCCGGTAAGCGGATGGAGAGCAGGTAGTTCCGGTCAGGCCGATACTCGAAGAAGTGAATCTCGTCCTCGGGCTTGAAACCACAGGCCCACCAGGGCGCGCGAGGCACGCAGAACTGCTCGTCCTTCGGCGGCAGCTCAGGCAGCGCGAAGCGCCCGTCGTTCCACCAGCGGCGATCGCACTTCATCTGCCCACTCCCGCGAGCCTGACCGCCCGCTGACGCAGCTCCTCGGCCTCGGGCGAGAGCTTGCGCGGGTCCTCGCTGCGCGGCTCAGCCTTCGGCAGCTCGACCACGGGCGCCGTGAAGTGCACCTCGCAGCCGAACGCCTTCACGCTGACTGCGCCGAGGTCGCGCAGGCGCTTGCACGTCTCGACGAGCAGGTCGGCAGTCTGCGGAGCGGGCACAGCCATCAGCAGCTCCCCTTGCCGCGCTTGCCCTTCTTGGGCTTGCGAATCCACTTCGGGTATTGCTTGGCCATCAGCCCCACCGTCCCTTCGTGCGCTCCTGCTGCGACATGCGCGCTTTGGCATCGAGTTGGCGACGGACCTCGGCTTCAAGCTTCTCTGCCTCAGCCAAAATACTGGGCGGCTCCTTGGCTGTCCATGTAATCGTTTCAGTGAGGGCGTATCGCGCCGCGTCGTGCATGTGGTTGGCGTACCCAGGATGGGGCTCCTGCCTGAACTCGTCCTTCCACGGCAACGTCTGCCACTCGGCCGCAAGCCCCTGCGCGTCTGGCAAGAGCACCTTGAGCCGCTCACAGCGCAGCTCCGTGTTCAGCCAGCGCACGCTCTCTACGACGCTGCCCGCGACCTTCTGGGCGCCGCGTACGTTCACGCCAAGCTCAGCCGCGTACCGGCGGCTGAACGTCTCGTAGAACTGCTTTCCGCCGCCGCCAGGGTCGCACACCACGCTCGACACGCGGTAGCGCCTGACCAGGCGCGTGAGCATCGCCGCCATGTCGTCGTTCGTGAGGCGCGAGGCGTGCTCGGCCGCGAGGATGTAGCGCCGCTCGGGCTGATGCGGGCTCATGGTCAGCACCACCACCGCGAAGTCGTCCTCGTAGCCCACGTCCACGCCCGCGACGTGCGGCCAGTCGAGGCTGTAGCCCTTGGGCAGCTCACGCACGGCGTCGCGGCTGTGCTTGTACTCGACCACCATGCGGTCAGGGTCGTCGACGAACTTGCCGAGGTACTCACGCTGGAAGGTCGGGTGCTCCCAGGTCCAGTTGTTACGCTCGAGCACGCTCGAGAGCCACGCCTCGCCGCCTCCGTGGGCTGGGCGGAAGTGTGGGTTTTGGCGCACGTCCCAGTGGTGGTGCGACCACTTCGCGCACTCGTCGCCCTCCGCGATGTCAAACCAGGGCCCGGCGCGCGTCACGCTCGGCGTGCCGTAGAGCGTCGCCTGGCCGCCTAGGTCGCCCAGGGCCGGCTCGAGCACGCTCTCGATGAGGCGCGGCAAGTGCGTGGCGACAGTGGCGCTCTCGTCGAGCCTGAACGCACGAATCTTGAAGCCGCGGATCTCCTCGACCTTGGCCGAGTCGTTCAGGCCGAGGAACACGATCGAGCCGCCCTGGGGGTTGGTCCACGTTAGCGCCTGGCCGTTCGGCGTGAAAGGCAGCTGATGGCGGCGCACCACGGCATGCAAGTTCGCCCAGTGCAGCGCGTGCGCTTTCTTCAGCGTCTCGGCGGCGATGATGACGACCTCGTTCAAGCCGGCGTCGAGCGCGTCCATGGCCGACGACTTCGGCATGCCGTCCGACTTCCCGCCTCGACGGGCCGCGTGACACTCCTTGAACTGCGCCGGGTCGTCGTAGAGCGCGAGCTGCTCGGGGAACATGCTCGCGCGGATGCGGGCCTTGAGCCGCCACTGCGGGCCGAGCACATAGTCCGCGTACGCGACGAGCGGGTCGGTCATCTACCCGCTCCCCAGCTTCTTGAGCTGCGCCGCCAGTGCCGGGTCCTTCTTCGCATGCGCCTCGAGCGCCTCGAGTGCTTGCTCGTTCGTCGCAGGCACGCTCTGCAGCTGGATGGGCGTGCCGTCAGGGCCCGTGTGCTCGAGCCTCTTCGGCGCCTCCCAGCTCTGCATCTTCGACACCTGCGCAATCGCAGCGATGACACTGCGCGAGTCGTCGTCAGTGCGGATGATGCGAGACGCGACCAGAAGCGCCTCATCGCGCTCAATGATGTTCGCGCTCGTCGTCTTCACTTGAGCCGCTTTGATGGCGGCGGCTACCGCACCCTGTTTTACCAACACTGCCCCGAGCTTGTTCGGCTGCGCATATCCAGCCTCTTTTGCAGCACGCGTCGCGTTGCCGTGCACGAGGTAGCGCTGCACGAAGCGGCGCTGTCTCTCGGTCAGCGGTGTGCGCGTGCGGGGCATCAGGGCTTGTGCTCGATGAACTGCGGCTCGCCTGTCGCGACGCAGCGGAACATCGCCCTCATGCGCTTGGCCGTGAGCCGGTCCCTGCGACTGCGCGGCCGCATGCGCCCGACGTACATCATGAGCGCGACCACTGCGCGCGGCAGCTCGGGCAGCGCCAGGAAGAGCGTGTTCGCCTCGGCCTGGCTCGTCGCGTTGCCGAGCGCCTGCAATCGCTTGATGAGCCGCTTTCGGTACAGCTTACGCACTGGTCGGCTCCTCCTCGTCGGGCGGCGGCGCATCTCCCGCAATGCTGCGCGCCGCGGCAGCGAGCCACGTCGCCAGCTCGAGCGCCTGCTGCGCACTCAGCGCCCAGCCTGCGTAGCCGTCAGGAGGCGCGCGCAAGAGGAGGTAAGTCGGCAGCTCGCCCGGCTTCTGCTCGGGGCCTGGGCAGACCGTGACGAGCTGCTCTGTGTGGTCGGGCAGCATCACGCGCGCCTTGGGCGCACGCTTGTCGCGAGCCTTGTGGATGTCGGTGACCTTGGGCATCACTTGCTCCCCTTCGCAATCGAGCGATCGAAGTACAGCTCGCACAGGCTCGCGCGCCGACGACACTCCTCGTAGTCGCGGCACATCTTCTGCTCCATGAACTGCTGCGCGAGCGTGAAGCGAACCTCTGCCTCGAGCGCCTTGAGCGTGGGCGCCTTGGCCCAGACCTGGCCCGCGCCGATCTCCGTCACGCTCGTGGCTTTGTAGCCCGCGATGACCTTCGCGCGGATGCGCTTGGTGAACGCCTCGACGATGAACGTGAAGCTCTCGCGCGTCTCGTACTTCCACTGCGCATCTTGCTCGCGCATGCGCTTCTCACCTGCTTCAGCGCGCTCGAGGATGCTCTTGGCGCAGCGCTCGATGACCTTGTTCATGTCGACGCCGACCACGCCGTGGCCGGGCGTTGCGCGCAGCGGACGACGGTACTCGGGCTTGATGTCGCGCGGAGCCATCACCGCTTCCCTTTCGTCTGCGGCAGTGGCGCAGGCTTGGGAGGCTCCACCACGAGCACAGCTGCGCGCACGTTCGCGACAGGCACCTCGCACTGCTCGCCGCTCTCCTTGTGCGTCACGAGGTAGCTCGGCTCGCCGCTCTCGCGTGTGATCGTGTACTCGGGCGACTCGTACGCGTGCATGTACGGCGTGCGCATCTCGTTGTTCACGCGCCAGCCTGGTAGCCAGCGTGCGGTCTGTCGCAGGTGAATGCGGCTGTAGCTCTTCACGCGCTCCTCTTTCCTTCGCTTGCCAAGTACCGCATGCCGAGCGCCGCAGCCCTCGCGTTGTGCTTGGATTTCAGTGTGTACCAGCTCGCGCCCCGTGGAAAGGCCGCCTGCAGCAGCAGCGACGCGAGCCCCATGCGGCGGAAGTCGCGCTTCACGGAGACCCAGTGCACCGCGTCTAGCTCCTCGTTGAACATGACCCATCCGAACGCTCGGGCCGGACACTCGTCGTCGCGCGCCACGATCACGTCTGCTCCGCTCTCGAGCAGCCGGTCCGCGTCCTTGCCAAAGCTCACGAGGTACGCGTTCCGATGCGTCGACTCCGACTTCGGCCCATGCCCCAGTGCGAACACATAGCCCTCGACAAAGCTGTGGAGCACGAGCGCGCGCTCGCTCTCGAGCATCGGGCCGAACTGCACGCGGCCGAGCTCGGGGAGCGTGGCGTAGCGGAGGTCGCTACGCATGGCACAGCCACCACAGGGCCGCGAGCTCGTCGTAGGCGAGCAGCACGAGCGACACGAGCCAGCCGAGCAGCTCCCCCATCACGCAGCTCCTTTCCACACGCGCTCACGCAGGCGCATGGCAAACCGCGCACGCGGCCCTGCGACGCAGCGCCCGCTGCGATACCAGCCCACGCCCTCGAGCTCCCCGCCGCAGCCCTGAATGCCGCGAGCGAGCGCGCGCGCCGACCACACCACGCTCATCTGCTCGCACGTCGACGGCGAGCGCGCGCAGCCGCCCTGTAGCGCCCGCGCCCAGACGCTCCGAGGGTGCAGCGCCCCGAGGCCGTACGCGCCCGTCTCAGGGTGCACAGCGTGCGCGCGAAAGCTGCTCTCGAGGTAGAGCAGCACGGTCAGCAAAGCCGCGTCCACGCCTGCGTCACGTGCTGCCGCGTGCACGTACGCCGCGAGCTGCTCAGCGCGCTCTACGGCGCCGAGAGCGTGCTCGCGCAGGGCCTTGCTGTGCACAGGTCCATGCGCGCCCACGAAGATCGTGGAGAGAGCCAGGATGGCGGCTGTGATGCTCATCGGAAAAGCACCAGCAGCAGCAGAATGAGAATCACGATGCCGAGAGGCCCTGAGAAGAGCAGCGGCACGTGGTGTGGAAACAGGTAGCTGATGAGCACCAGCACGAGCAGCACGACCAGCACATCACGCAGACTCATGTTCCCCCCATCAGCGGCAACTGCCTGGCCGCTGCTCTCTTCACGCTGCCTTTGAGGCGCACGAGCTTGCGCCCGTGCTCGAGCATCGCCACGCCGTCGATCGCGCCCCACGCTGCGATGCACACGGCCTCCGCCTCGTTGTGGTCGGTGAGGTTTTCCCCCACGTGCTGCGAGGCCCAGAGCAGCGCGCGTGCCTTGAGTGCGTCTGCGCCGATCGACTGGCCTGTGCCGAGCACGCGTGCACGCCAGTCACGCGGCGTCACCTTGAGCCGCAGGGCCTCGGGGTGGCCGATGCCGTCCAGCAGCTCGTCCCAGCGCCCTCGCGCAGCGCCCAGGCCAAGAAGCATCGCTGCATTGCGCGTCGGCGCTTGGTCGCTGCCATCTGCGTTCTTGCGGCCGCCGTAGCTCAGGCTGATGCCGCTGTGGTCCTCGAACACCACGAGCAGATTGGCCGCTTGATGCGCATGCTCGTACACGCGGTCGAGCGCGTACAGGCGACCATTGCGGCCCTTCGCGACTCCGTGCTCGAACACGCGTCCGCCGCATGGCGCGATCGCCCAACCTGACGTCGCCGCTTGGTCGATGCCGAGCACGTGCGTGGGGGCGTACTTCACGCTGTCCCCCTCTCGCGCATCGAGCGCCGCGTGCTCAGTGGCAGCTGCTCGTCGCAGATCGCGTCGAACACCTCCCGAGCGTGCTGCACTTCGCGCATGCGCTGCAGGCTCCACGCCGCGAGCACGAGCCCTGCGCCGTCCATGCACGCTGCGCAGAACTGTCCGCGCACGCTGCCGACGCGGTAGCTCTGCACAAGCCGTGTGCTCTGACAGACTGCGCATTTCATGCGTTCCTCCAGCCTCGCGGGAGCAAGTGCTCGCCGCGTGTTTGCTTCTCGGCCCAGCCGCGCTCGACGCTCAGCCCGTCGACGGCGTAGTGGTCGTGTGCGAAGCGCTCGAGCTGCTCGAGGCGCTTGTCGAGCGCGACATCGCGCTGGGCGTCTTCGCGCAACGTCGCCCACATCCACGCGAGCGCCGAGAGCTTGCGCGCGTTCTCTGCCTCGACCCACGTGACGTGCTCGCGGTACTTGCCGAGGCCGACCGCGGTGTCTTTCTCGCTCGCGATGTTTGCCACGAGCTGGCGCGCTGCAGCGACGTTGCCGTCGCGGCCGTGCTGCCGCGCTTGGTCGATCGCGGCCTGGAGCCACGAGGGCGGCGCTTCGAAGCGCAGCGGCGTGAACGCGACGAGGTGGTCGAGGCCATCGCGTGCAATCGCGCCGCGGTTTTCGTCGAGCGTGTCAGCGTCCGAATGCACGGCGTGGCTCCCCTCCCCGACTGCCGTCGAGGTCCTTTTCGAGCTGGCGAATCTGGCTCAGAACGCGGGTCATCTCGTCGCCGAACTCACCGCGGTCGACGAGCGTTTTGTGCTCTGCACGCAGCGCTGCGAGCTGCTGGTGGGGCGTGCTCTTCGCCACCGTCGGCGCTTCGCGCGGCTCGAAATATTTGTGCGCATCGCGAGCCAAATGCGCGATCGGGAAGTGCTGCGAGCGGCACCACGCATCGGCGAAAAACGTGTCGAGCGTTCGGGCGAGGTTTGCCTCGAGCTCGCCCGACAGCGAGCTCAGCCATGCCGCGAGCGTCGCCACGCCTGGGTCGCTCGAGCGGGTCCACAGGCTCCCCTCGGCCGCCTCGAACCGCCGGGCGAACTCTTGCCGCACGACCCGCTCGGTCTCTCCCTGCCGGCCAGGCTCGCCCGCCTGCGCGCGCGCGCTCTCTCTCTCACGGATAGGATCGGATAGGAGAGGAGAGGAGAGGAGAGGAGAGGGAGACGCGCGCGCGGTAACCGGGTCACATGTGATGGGGTCTGACGGTGTTTCGTGACGTCCATTTGTTGTCACGCGTGACGTTCGCGATTTCCTCTGTCGTTCTGCAGCCTGTTCACGCTGCTCATCCCCCCTGACTATCTGAGGTTGCCACTCTGAGAAGTCATGAAATGCATACCCCTCGGGGGTCTCCAGCCACAGTCCAGCCTCGATCAGCTCCTGTACAGCTCGTTTTGTACGGCCCAAGCGCTTAAAAATGTCTCTCGGAACGCTCCCGTCTTTGCGATATCGAGCCGTCCACGAGCCCGCTTGGACCCACAAAGCGAGCGCGGCGTCACTTAATTCGGTGACTTTCTCGTGACCCCAGAAGCCATCGTCGATGCGAAACCAGGTCATGAAACCCACACCTCCTCGACCACGTTCGCGAGCTCGCCGTCCTGGCGCGGCTTCTGCCGGCGCTCGATCGTGAGCACGACGCTGTCGAAGCTCGGGGACTGGTCGCCGCCGTAGTCGACGCGGCTTGGGAGACGCGCGCGACGCCGCACGACGCCCTTCCGCGCCCACAGGAGGCGGTCACGCGAGCCTCCGTACTCGAAGCTTGTCGGGAACACGCCGACGACCACAGGGGCAATCTCGAGGGCGCGCAGCACAAAGCGCAGGTGCCCCTCGTCCTCGAAGGGCGGATTCATCACGACGACGTCGAAGGCGTCGACCCAGAGCGGCTGAAACATCGGATCGAAGAAGTCGCCCACGAACACCATCGCCTCGTAGCGAGCGATGCAGTACTCGGCCCACGCAAGGTCGAGCTCCACACCCGTGATGTTCGCGGGGGCATGTCCTGCGCGCAGAAGAGCCTCGATGAGGTTGCCGCTTCCGCACGAAGGCTCGAGCACACGCACTCCGCACGGCACCCACGCGGCGATCTTCTTCGCCAGCCACGGCGGCGTGAACCACTGCGACAGCGCAGGCTTGAGCTCAGGCTCGCCGAAGAGGGCGCGTTGCTCACCCATGGCTCGCGCTCCTCAGCCGATAGCTCGTGAAGGTGCCGCCGTGGAAGAGCGCGATCGCTTCTCCTCGCTCACGCAGCACACGCAGCCCGCAGCGCACGTCGCCCGCGTCGACGAGCTCGCCGCGCACACGCTCTCCGCCGTCGCGCAGGAGCGCGACGATGCCGTCGACGGTCGGCGCGTCACTCGCATCCGGTATCTCCACCATGGTCGTGAGCGCCAGGTGAACGAGCCCCGCGCATTGCGATTCATAGGTCACGGCAGCCCGCCTCCCGTGCCCTCTGGAGGCGGCACTGTCTTACGCATGCGCATGTCCCCGCGCATGATGTCGGCGGCGCGTGTCATCGCGCCCTCGAGCGTCGAGAACTCCCACGCCGTCTCGGTGCGCTCGGCCAAGTCCACCATCACGCTGAACGTGCCGTCCTCGCGGTCGCGACAGACGTGCACCGTCGCAATCAGGTCTGCGCGGCGCAGGCTCATGAGGCCCATCCGAGCGCGACCAGCACCTGGCCCATGCCGTAGACGACGAGCCAGACGACGGCCGCGGCCACGGCGACAGAGACCAGCGCGAGGAGCGCGAGGACGAGCCACTGGCACGCCGTGAGCCCGCGCAGGTCGTCGCTCATGGCGCTGTCCTGCGCATGCGCCGGAAGCTCTCGAGGTCGCGCATGCGCCTCTCAGCGGCGCGGCGTTCGAGGACGGTCTCGAGCCACCAGGCGCCGAGCACAGGCGCGCAGCAGGCTGCGGTGAAGGCGAGGAGGGCGGTCACGACGCGCGCCGCCACTTGCTCGGCCGGCCGATGGCGACGCCCTTGATATCGCCGACCTTCACCTCGCCATGGGTGAAACTGCACAGAACGCGCGCCACCTCGAGCGAGACGAGGCGCTTCTGCGCGCCGTGCACCGTGCTGTAGGCGAGCCCCGACTTGAGCTCGATCTCGCGCATGGTTCCGCGCGGTTGCTTGCGGACCCAACGCCCGAACGCGGTTAGACCTTCCTCGTCCATATAGGAACCGACTATAGTAGACGCTGGATTAAGGCAAGCAAGAATCTATTGCGAACAGCCTCAGTGTAGGATAGTCCCTATATTGCTATGCTATACGCGCATGCTTCAGTGTTGCTGCCACAAAGCATGGCAACGAATGAGGAAATCCCGGACATCCGCGTCATCAAGGCCATGGTTGACGCCCGTCTGCTTGAGCTGAAAATGAGCAAGGTCGCGCTCGCAAAAAAGCTCGGCTACTCCGGCTACGGCGGCTACTACGACCTGTTCAGCGCCAAGCGCACGGCGATGACGCACGAGAGGCTCGGCGACATCGCGGAGGCGCTCAACTGGGGAAGGACACGCTTCACCGACCCAGAGGGAGCCATCAAGCGCGAGGAGTTCGTGCGCCTCGAGTTCCAGAAGTACCTCGAGACCGACGTGGCGAAGGCGCGCGACCCGGAGACCAACAAGATCCTCGGCTCGATGCAGTGGCTCGGAAAGTACCTGCCGACTGTCGACCTCTACCAGGTGGTCGCGCTCGCGATGGAGGGGAAGTACAAGGCCGAAGAGCTGCAGGAGGCCGCCGAGCTCGCGCGACGCGACCATGCAGCGGAGGAGGCGCTCCACGTCGAGCTCGCCAAGACCGAGCCTGCGTGCGAGAAGCGCCGCCAGGCAGTGGCGCCTGACAAGCCCGCAAGCAAGCCGGCACTCAGACGCAAGAAATAGCGCAGGTCACCCAACAAGGCCGAAAAGTAACCTTGCTAGGGCATTCGAAGACCATGTAGCTTGTTTCCCCATGCGGGGGACACTGGCGCGAAACCTGGCGCGCGACGCCGGATACTTAGTCGTTCCGGTGACGGAACACGGCGTATTGCGCGTGCGCGATGGCGTACTGGAGGTGGGCCCCGACGCGTCCATCCACGCGATCGCCACGCTCGCCTGCTATCGCCAGTGCGAGCTACACGGCGCGCACTCCGCGCAAGACGTGCGCGAGCTCGTCGAGTACTTCGGCTTCCGCTACGAGCCCACACGTGCGCATCTCAAGCGCGCCGGCAAGAGCGGCGTCGCGTACCGCGCGGTCTCTTAGTACCGGACGATGTCGTGCGAGTCGAAATTGTCGTCGTCGTCGAAGCAGCCGAACTCCAGCTTGCCCGTGCCGCTGCCGTCGCCATCGCCGACCTTCACGCGCGCGAACACCTGCGCGCCTGAGGCTGTGACGAGCGTCAGTCTGTCGCCTTGGACGATGACCTTTGCAGACCCCGTCTGGTCGGCGTCCTCGCACGAGCCGCTGCCCCACGTCCACGCGACACGTTCGCCCTCGACTGCGAAGGTGCCTGTGTAGATCTCCACGCCGATGCTGCCGTCGTCGAAGTCGCACGCCTCTTTCCACTCCATCGCGTCGCCCTCGAAGTTGAGAATCATCGCACACTCGTATTCGCCCGACTCGCTCACCCAGTTTCCTTGAACCTCATCCGCAAGCCCGCCACCGCCGTCGCCTCCACACCCGATAACCAGCGACAAGCACGCAGTTTTCAATAGCTGACGCATACAGAACCTCCCCCGCTCCCGATTATATCGACCGAGCCTCTCTGCCGGTCTCCTCAAGATCGTACCTCGTGAGCCTTGACGATTCCTATAGTTCATTCCTATAGTCGTCGTATGCCTGCTCCTACCCACGCAGCCCAGCTCGACAAGCTCGCCAACTACATCGCCGCCGACATGATGCGCAGCGCGCAGGCCGCGGCGCTTGCCGCCATCGACCAGCAGTTCGCACTCGCGGCCCTGATCGGCTTCGCGAGCCGCCTCAAAGCGCGCCGCGTGACCCGCCTCGAGGCCGAGCGCGTCCGCTGGCGTGAGGACGGCGCGCATGTCGAGCTGGTCGACGGCGCGGTGCTGGTCGTCACGGTGCACGAGCGCGACAAGCAGCGCCCGCCGACCGTCGAGCTCGAGCACCTGCACCGCCTGGGCGAGGTCGTGAAGACGGGCGCGGTCGCCGAGGCCTGGCTCGAGGCGCACGAGCGCGAGCTGGTCGACAGCTGGGCCGAGCATTGCCGGAGCGAGCGATGAGCCTGCAACCAGACGAAGCCGCGGCGATGGACGCCTTCCGCCAACACACCGAGCGCTGCTTTCACTGCAGCAATCGTACGGACGTGCTCGACCTCTGCGACGAGGGCCGCGAGCTCGCGCGCGTGATGTTTGCCTCTGGCGACGACGCCGCCTGGGACGACCCGAGCGACCCGCACTTCGACAGCACCGACGCGTTCGGAGAGCCCACGTGAACAGCGAGCTTCCTTGTCAGCTCTGCGGCGTACTCACGCTCGAAGACTTTCTCGAGGAAGTGGGCGGGCGCCTGGTGTGTCCGGGCTGCGTGGAGAAGCTCGATGAGGAAGAGCGCGAGGAAGAGCGCGCGGACGAGTTCGACTGCAAGCAAACGGAGTATTGGCGATGAAGACGCACCTTCGCGTGGTCACGAACAGCGAGCGCACCACTTTCCGCCGGTGTCAGCGTGAGCATCGCTACGCCTACGGCCTTGGCTACCGCGCGATCGAGGACGCGGAGGCGCTCCGCTTCGGCAAGCTCTGGCACGTGGGCCTTGAAGCGTGGCACCTCGGCCTTGGTGTCGAAGCCGCCATCAGCGCGGCCACGGCGGGCGCTGTCGACGAGTACGAGGCGGCGCGCCTCCGCGTGCTCCTGCGTGGCTATGACGCGCGCTGGCGTACGCCTGAGCCGGACGTGCGCGGCGTCGAAGTCGAGTTCCGCGCACCGCTCGTGAACCCCGAGACTGGCGCACCATCGCGCACCTTCGAACACGGCGGGAAGATCGACGTGCTCCTGGCGCACGGCTTCATGGAGCACAAGACCACGAGCGAGGACATCGGCCTCGGCTCGGTGTACTGGCGTCGGCTGACGCTCGACCCCCAGGTCTCGACCTACTACGCGGGCGCGCGCGCCCTGGGCGTCGAGCCCGAGCGGTGCATCTATGACGTCGTGCGTAAGCCCGCCCTGCGCCCACTTCGAGCCACGCCCGAAGAGAACAGGAAGTACACGAAGGACGGCCGCCTCTACGCCAACCAGCGCGCTGAGGACGAGACCGCGGCGGAGTACGAGCTCCGGCTCGCGGAGGACATCTGCGAAAGTCCCGATCGCTACTATCAGCGCGGAGAAATCGTGCGCCTCGAGGCCGACGAGCGCGAAGCGCAGCAGGACGCGTGGCAGCTGACGCGCGTGATGCGCGAGGGCGAGCTCGCGGAGCGCTGGCCGAGAAACCCCGACAGCTGTCAACGCTTCGGGCGCGTGTGCGCCTACTTCGACGTGTGTTGCGGCACCGCGTCCCTGGACGACCCGGCGCAGTTCACGAAGGTCGACAACGTGCACCAAGAGCTATCCGCGGAACAAGCCGCGGAGTGAACCGACAGAAGCCCGAACGAGGTGGGCGAACCATGCAACCAGTAGTAAAGCAAGCACAGCAGTCTCAACCCAACAGGCTCTTACGCGTCGTGCGCGGAAAGCTCACCGCACCTCTGCGGCTCGTCCTCTACTCCACCGACGGCCTCGGCAAGTCGACCTTCGCGTCGAACGCGCCGGCGCCGATCTTCATCGGCGCCGAAGACGGTACAGCGCAGCTCGACGTCGCGCGCATGCCGGACGTCGCAACGTGGGACGACATCCTCGAGTCGGTCGAGGAGCTCGCCACCACCGAGCACGGCTTTCAGACGCTCGTGCTCGACACGGCCGATTGGGCAGAGCCCTTGTGCTGGGCGCACGTCGCCAAGGCCGCCAAGAAAGAGAACATCGAGGACCTGGCGTACGGCAAGGGCTACGCGGCCGCGCTCGACCAGTGGCGCGTGCTCTTGTCGAAGATGGAGCGCGCCCGCGCCCGCGGCATGCACATCATCATCCTGGCGCACAGCATCATCCGCACGTTTAAGAATCCCGTGCAGGAAGTCGGGGATTTTGACCGCTGGGAGATGAAGCTCCACACGAAAGCGTCGGGCCTTCTGCGCGAGTGGGCGGACGTCGTGCTGTTCGGCAGCTACGAGACCTTCACGGTCACCGACGACAAGAAGCGCACGCGCGGCATCAGCACCGGCGCGCGCCTCGTGCACACCGAGCGCACGGCGGCGTACGACGCGAAGAACCGGCACGCGCTGCCGCCGACGCTGCCCCTCGACTGGGAAGCGTTCGCAGGCGCTGTCGCCGCCCACCAGCCCGCCAGCCCCGCGAAGCTCCGCGAGCGCATCGCCGCGCTCCTCGAGAACGCGCCCGAAGAACTGCGTGTACGCGTGAACGCAGCAGTGGCGAAAGCGGGCGACGACGCGGCACTACTCGCCCGCATCGAGAACAAGCTCTCAGCAGAAGCCAACATCCAAGCGCAGGAGACAGCGAAATGAAAGTCCAGGGCAGGGCTCGTGAATGGGCACTCGGTCTCAGCAGCAAGAACACCGAGCAGATCGCAGTGCTGTTCGATTACGTCGACGTGCACGGCGAGCCGCAGACGATTACGTGGTTCGGCTACTTCTCCGAGGCCGCGTGCGACCGCACGCTCGAAGCGCTCCGCTATTGCGGCTGGGAGGGCGACGACTTCGGCCAGCTCGACGGCCTCGACCGGAACGAGGTCGAGCTCGAGCTCGAGCACGAGACCTACGAGGGCAAGGAGCGCCTCAAGGTGAGGTGGGTCAACCGGCTCTCGAGCCTTGCGCTCAAGGCGCCGATGGACGCCGGCCAGATTGCATCCTTCGCCGCGCGCATGCGCGGCAAGGCCATCGCCAGCAAGCAGAAGATGGCCGCCGCGACGCCTCGTACGCAGCAGCCGGCACGCGCGCCAGCGAGCGCCACGCGCCCGGCCGGCGGCTTCGATCCCGGTCCTAGCGCGCCCTACAGCGACGAGGACTCGCCGTACTGACGAGCACTCCCAGCGCACGCAAGAGCTTCGCGCGGGGTCGAGCCCGCGGTGCGCGCCAAGCGACAACGAACAAGGAGAGCGAGATGCCGACCGGATACACGCACGACATCCCCAAGGGGATCAGCTTCAAGACGTTCGCCCTCAACTGCGCGCGACATTTCGGTGCGTGCATCACGCTGCGCGACGAGCCGGGCGGCGGAGAGCACATCCCCGAGCGCTTCGAGCCGAGCGACTACAACGCGAAGGCGTTGGAGAAAGCTCGCGCCGAGTTCGAGCGCGTCTCCGCCATGACCGACGACGAATGCTTGCTCGCGCACGTGGCCGAGTGGGACGAAGCAGAGCACCACCGTCTCGAGCGGCTGGAGAAGACTCTCGCGACGCGCGAGGCGTACGGGGCGATGCTGGCGCAGGCCAAGGCGTGGGAGCCGCCAAGCGCTGGGCACGCGGGGCTCAAGGCGTTCATGATCCAACAGATCGAGGAGAGCGCCCGCTTCGACTGCGACACCAGTTACTACGACAACCCGGAGCCGAAGCTGAGCGGCACCGAGTGGCGAGATAAGACCGTAACGCGGGTGCTGCGCGATATCGCCTACCACGAGCGTGAGCACGCGGCCGAGGTCGAGCGCACGAACGGGCGCACAGCCTGGGTGCAGGCGTTGCGCGCGGCATTGCCAGCGGATTGAAGCGCGCCAAGCGAAAGGACGAGGACGATGGACGGGCTGACGCGAGACGAGCTGCGAAGACTCGAGGTGCTGTGCATGTTCGGCGAGATTGCTGACGAACAGCGCTCGCGTGTGTCGATCGCCATCTACGGTCGCCACTTGAAGGAGCAGGAGCAGGCCCGCCAGCTCTATGGGCTGACGAAGCAGCAAGACCCGGCGAGGCACCGGGCGATGCTGCAGCGCACGAAGCGCAACACACTCGCTCGCTACTACTCGATGAGCCCCGAGCAGCGCTCAGCGTTCAATCGCGAGAACTACCTCAAGGCAAAGGCGAGCCCCGCTCGTAGCGCGAAGCGACGCAAGACTGCTCGCCGTGCACAAGCGGCCTATCGGGCCCGGCAGACGGGGAAGGAGTAGCTATGGGAGCTGCAGAAAAGTTCGTGGTCCTGAGCGCAGACGAGCTGGAGGCGCTGCTCGAGCGTGCTGCGCGGCGAGCCATCTCGGCACGCGCCGCTGACGTCAACGAGCCCGAGTTTCTCACCACTGCGCAGGTCGCCAAGCTGCTGCAGACGACGCCGCGAAACGTCCGCTACTTGGCCACTGGAGACGGGCTCCCCTCGATGCGCGTGGGCACGGACTACCGGTTCAAGCGCTCGGCCGTGCTCGCTTACATGGAACGAAAGAAGTAGCTGTGGGCATCTACAATCGCGCCCCGCTTGGCAGCCCGCCCAACTGGTGGATCTCCTACACGCTGCCGAAAGAGCTCGCCAAGCGCTTCTCGGTGAAGCGCCTGCAGCGCGATCCCGCGGGCAGCGACCGGCGCGAAGCCGAGCGTCTGCACTCGCGTCGCCGCAAGCAGGCCAAAGACGGCACGTGGCGCCCCTCGAGCAAAGCGTCGGCAAGCTCGACGCTGGAGGCCTACGGGGAGCGCTGGATCGCGGGGCGAGAGAAGAGCGGCGTCCGAGGCGTGCGCGACGAGGCCCAGCGGCTCCGCGACTTCGTCTACCCCGTGCTCGGCAATAGGCCGATGGAGGACGTGTCCCAGTCGCGCGCGGACATCAAGGCGCTCGTGAGCGGCCTTGGTGATGTGGTCTCGGAGCGCACGAAGCGGCCGCTGGCCCCTCGCACGCAGCGGCACGTCTACAACACGCTGCGCGCCATGTTCGCGGACGCGGTGGCTGACGGGGTCGTGCTCGTGAACCCGTGCACCCTGCGCGCGAAGCGTGGCGAGCTGCCGAAGAAGAAAGACGCAAACCCGCGCTGGCGCTCGGGCGCGGTGTTCACGCGCGAAGAGATCGAGGGCCTCATCAGCGATCTGCGCATCCCCGAGCTCCGGCGCGTCCTGTACGCGCTCACGTTCTTGGGCGGCATGCGCATCGGCGAAGCCGTCGCGCGTCAGTGGCGTGACTACGACCCGGTTTGCGAGCCGCTCGGCCGGCTGGTGATCGCCACGCAGCACGACGAAGACGAGCTCAAGACCGAGCAGCCCCGCGAGATGCCCGTGCACCCCACCCTCGCCCGCGTCCTGGCCGAATGGAAGCTGCGCTACCCGGTGGTGTGCGCGCAGACGCCCTCGCCCGATGCGCACATAGTTCCGAACCGCGCCAAGACGCGCGCTGCGCACCTTCCGATCTGCGGCAAGTTCGCGTGGAGGAACCTTCAGAGCGACCTGACGACGCTCGGCCTCCGGCGAAGGCGCGTGCACGACATTCGCCGCACGTTCATCTCGCTGGCGCTGGCGGACGGGGCCGACAAGTACCTGCTCAAGTTCACCACGCATGGGCGCCCGAAAGAGGACGCCTTCGACGACTACGCCACCCCGCCGTGGGAGACGCTCTGCGCGCAGGTGGCCAAGCTCAAGATTCGGGTTCGGCGGGGCACTGTGACCTCGCTAAGGAGAGAGGCGTGACCTTCCCCTACTGCCAGGCTTGCAACGAGGAGAACTACGACGGCTGTGAGTCTCGTGGCGACGACCCCTGCCCGAAGTGCGGCAGGGTCAACCGGCACGCTTGCCCGACGTGGCACAGCGGACAGCACGACTACTGCAGCGGCTGCGCCGGCTACCCGTTCTGCGGGTGCCCTACCGGGCACACTGGCGAGTGCTCGCGCGCCGGCACTGCACACGGCGCTACACAGGTCGCGGAAACGTCTTCTAAAAGACCACAAAACAAGGGGTGAGCGCTGTGCGAGGAACAGGACTTGAAGCCGTACACCATGCAGGTATTTACGGGAAATACGCAACATCCGAGGGAAGACTGACGCGCCTACTGGGGCGTGCTTTTCCCGCGAAATCTGCGCTCTCGGCCCGACGCTTCACGCGCTGTGAAGCGGCGTCGCCCTACGTACGCCGAAGGCCTAGGTCGCTAGCCGCAACCACGCGCAACCACGCCGCAAATCGGTTTGCTCGCGCGCGGAAGCTGCATCGATCCACCTTTGTGGGGGTGCTGTCGTGACCCGCTGGTTCCGAAGGCTGCTCCTACGCATCGCGTTGGGCGAGGGGCAGTACCAGTACATGGTGCGCACGCTCAACCAAGACGCGCGCACTCCCGTTGCCCGCGACGTCGACGTGGTGGTGCGCAAGGACGGCATCGAGCGGCGCGTCGAGGCCGACTGGCTGAAGCCGATCGCGAAGCTCGTCAAGGGGCTGAGTGGGCCGCTCGAATCGCGCAACGCCTGGGAGCGCCTGCTGCGGCGCGTCCTGAGGTGGGACCGCAACTGGCGACTGGTGTGGTTCAACCTGCGGCATCGCTCGCTGCCACGCAGTCAGGCCTCGACCAAGTCCAACGAGGCGCCTCGTGCCTGACGCAACCCGCGACGAAGCCATCGCCTGGTCCCGCGCGCACGCTCGCGACGGCTTCTGGCACAAGGCACTGATGAAGTTCCCGCCGCCCGACGGCTGGGCATGGTGCGGCGACCGCGCGCCGTATCACCTCGCGTGGATCGCGTTCTGCGATCCGACCGACTACGCCGACATCAACGAGAGCGACATCGCCGCCCACCCCACCCCCGAGGCAAAGCCATGAGCAGGTACAAGCTGCGAGTCGAGTACATCACCGAAGTCGAAGCCGACGACCTAGCCGAGGCTTGCTGCATGGCGGAGGACGAGTTGCCTGCGGATGCGGACGAGATCTGCGTGCAGCTCGAGCGGAAGGTCGAGGTGTCGCCATGACCACGCCCAAACCGCGTCTCACGCCCGAGCGTGAAGCAACCGTGCGCCGCTGCCTCGACCTGCACACAGCGAAGATGCCCGAACGCCACCAAATCGCTGCGATGCTGCTGGCTGAGCTCGACGCGGTGCGAGCCGAACGCGATCAACTCCTGCGCGAATGGGAAGACGGCATCGCAGACAACGACGACTGTATGGAAGAGTCGATGACCGGAGAGCTGCGCAAGCCCCATAGACAGCTCATCGCGGAAGCGAAGGAGCGTGCCATCGCCGCAGCCGAGGCGCGCGCCACTGAGCGGGAGCGGGCGGCTGTTATTGCGCACGCGCGCGCTTGCTCAGCGAGCGTAGAGCAGCTCTTGAAAGAACTGGGCAACGTGGCCAGCGAGTCGACGCGTGAGGCGTGCCGCGTGCAAATCGAACAACTCGAGCTTTTCGCCTGCGAAGTCGAGCGCGCCGAGCACGTCAACGCCAGCGACGACGTGCCCACGAGCGGGCTGAAGGGTGGTGGGTGACATGGCTTGGTGGAACCCCACTACAGACGAGGACCTAGCCGAGGAGGCTCGAGTCATGGCGGACATCGAAGCGCTCGCGGCGCTGCGTTCACACCCAAACTTCCAAGACGTAGTCGACTGGATCGACCGCGCGGCTGGGATGTGGGTCGGCCATCCACGCTACCAGGGCGCAACAGAGGCCGGTGAGATGCTGCTCAAGCTACTGCGCGGAGGCGACCATGGATGAGGCGAAGGTGCTCAGTGCTGAGCGTGAGGCGGAGATCCGCATGGCAGACGCGTGCGCTGGCGGCACTCCGCTGGCCGCGAACAAGGACCGACGCGTGCTACTCGCCGAGATCGACCGCTTGCGCGCCGAGCAGCCCGCCACGCAGGCGCCGGTGCCGACGAGGGAGGAGCTGATGGACGATTTGTCCGCGTTCTGCGAGACGTACCCGAACCCCAGCCGAGACGACCTCGTGGAATGGGCCCGCGCCCTCCTCGCCAAGCGCAGCCCCGAGTCCGCGCAGGCGGTGGACGCGCTAGAGCGCAAGGCGCAGAACATACGAGAGATCCTGAACGAGCAGATTGACGAGCTTCGCAAGCAACTCGATGCCGCGAACAGGGAGCGCTCCGACGCGGTCAGGTACCTCGCCACGGCGCAGGAGCGGATTCGCGAGCTGGAGGCGGAGCTGTGCGCCTGGGTCCGCGAGACAGGCTGCGAGTCGTACGCGGCAGCTGGTGACTGCGTGCGCTCTCAAGAGCAGCGCGTGCGCGACCTCGAGACAGCCAACCGCAGCTTGGCAGATTCGCAGGCAATCTACTCGCGAGACCTGGCAGCGGAGCGCGAGGCGCACGAGAATACGCAAGCCGGCTTGAATCAGGCCCGGCTCGGATTCGACGCTGAGTGCTCGGCACGACAACGTGCCGAGGCCCAGCTCCAGCAGCTCCGGGAGGCGTGCGAGCGCGTCAATCGTGATGACCAGGTGTCGACACTGCCGGGCCAAGGCGGCGGCAGCCTGTTCCTTCACGGGCAAGGCTCGCTCGCCCGTCAGCTGCTGGCAATGCTCGACAGCGCCCCACCCCAGCAGCCGGCCGAGGTCGACGTGACCGCGTGGGCCGCAAAGCTCGCAGCCGACTCAGTCGCGCTGGGGGACATCGAAACGCAGGCCATGGCGCAGCAGCCGGCCGAGGTGGCGAAGCCTGAAGCGCCAGCATCGCAGCGGGAGCTGGCGGCGAGGGTGGAGCGCATCGAGAGGGCGTTGCGCGTCATGCTGCGTGAACGGTGGACTGTCGAGCTGCGCGGCCTAATGGGCGACTCGCCCTAGTCCCGCTCGCCCACCCCAGCGTCAGTGCAGGTCTGCACGTGCACAGCCTGCTGCGAGCCCGGCAGCGCGATCGCCGTCGTGCAGCCCGCCAGCATGACCAGCACAAGCGCGGCGAGCCTTGCCATCACGCGGCCGCAGCTGCTTCCACGCTCGCCTGCGCATAGGCCAAGGCGGCGTCCATCTTCGGACACTGCCTGGGCGAGGCGTCGAGCTCGTCGTCCAGGTCCTCCATCCAGCCCCAGCAGCCGAAGTGGCTGTACTCGCTTACGAGCGTGTAGAGGCAGAGCGGCCCATCGAAGTGCGCTCCGTTGCCGAACAGGTAAGCGAGCATGCAAGCGAACATGCCCTTGTGGCGGTTCACGGCCTTGATCTTGGCCTGCACCGCCGTGTTCCCGCTGTCCCAGTAGTAGAGGTGCTGACCGCCCTCGTACATCGCGAAGCCGAGGTTACGCGCCTTCGCCTGCTGCTTGTTGCGCTGCACTTCAGCCAGCACAGCCGGGATGTCCACGCGAAGCATCGCCGTCAGAATGTCGGTCTCGCTCTTGCTGGCGAAGCCAGGATCGTCCGCGCGCTCGCCTGAGATGTACGGCGCCGTGGCGAGGTAGTCAGCGTGCTCATAAGCCGCGTCGCCGTCTGTGTAGAGGCCGATCGTGGATGGGTAGTCGAGCAGGATGTCGATGCGCGCGTCGAAGCCAGTCTGGCTCGCCAGCACATGCTTGACGCGCGCATCGCTGCCGCCGAAGGCCTCGACAAACTTTTCGCGCGCGTACCTGCCCATCATGGCCTGGAAGCCAAAGCGCGAGTCGTACGTGTCGGGGAAGCCTGCGTCGATCGCGCGCGCGAGCACATTGCGGCCGTTGCTGAACGCATCGTTCCACAGCTCGTTACCGAACTCGAGATAGGCCTTGAGCGGCGCGTCGAGCTTCTCCGCGACGAGCTCGGCCGCGCCGTCGATCCAGCTCGTCTCGGCCTGCTCAGGGATGTTGAGCCAGAGATCAGACTTGTTCAGGTTGCACACTGCGATGATGTGCTCGAGCGCAGGCCCCTTGGCGCCGCCCTGGATGGCGTAGTCCGGCTTGACGCGGTCCGTCCAGGTCGAGGTCGTGTTGTAGGGCGAGCCGACGTCGTTGATGCGGAACGTGTCCATGAAGCGCAGCGCCTGGAACGGCTTCAGCGCCTTCGCCAGCGCGGCGTGAATGAGCACGGTCGCGTGGTCTTGCTCGTGTGCAATGGGCACGATCACCAGGTTCGTGACTGGGTCGCTGCGCTCGGAGCGCACGATGACGAGGCCCACGCGGTCCTCGTCGCTGCCCTCGAGGTCGAGCAGGTAGCGATTGCGCGTGTGGCTGACGATGCGCCCGCCGAAGTCGACCGCGAGCTCGCCGTCGCCCTCGAACGTCGCGACGTACTCGCCCTTCGCCGGGATGCGCGCCTGAAAGCCTGCGTACGTGCCGCTGCCCGCCTCGACCTCGACCGGATAGCCGTCCGGGCGCAGGGGGATGCGGTCGCCGCCTCCGTAGCCCCAGTCGCCCACCTGCATGCGCAGGTCGAGGAAGATGCCGCAGATCGGGTCGAAGTAGTTCAGCTGGGGAATGTTGACCGAGAGTCCAGACTGCCCACGCTCGGCGGGAGGCTCGGGCTCTGGCTCTGGCTCGGGTGGCGGCTCTTCGTCGACTGGCTCGTACTCGCCTGCGAAGGCGAGTTTGTTCGCGTCGTCGTCGACCGAGAGTACGCCTGTCACGTTCCACTTTGTGTCAGCCATGGTCTTACCCCTCTAAGGTGTTGTGCGGTCCCGGTAGCGCCGAATCGCTTGCCGGGCGCGCGGCAGCGGCGTCAGCTCGGCAATGACAGCGGCCACTGAGTCGGGGTCGTTCGCGGGCTTGCCGTCGTACACGCCATCGACCCAGCGATCGTCGAGGTAGTCGCGCAGCGGCGTGGGCAAGAGGTTGTCTTCGCGCGGTCGCGTGATGTGGATCAGCGCCGAGTCCGCGGGGATGGCCACGCCGTGCACGGTCGTGCCGAGCAGCGCGTCGAGCTGGGGCGTGAGCGGGATCAGGAGCAGCGCCACGAGCCCGACCACGACAGCCGGCTCGCACACCACGGACGGCGGCAGCCCCAGCTGCGCGCAGTACACGTCACTCGGGATCGTGCCGAGCAGCACGCCGTTCTGCCAAAGCTCGTAAGGCACCACCACGGGGTTGCCGGCCGCGTCGAAGTAACCCGTGCCCTGGTTGAGCGCGACCCACACGCTCGTGAGGTTCGTTGGTGTGCCGACTGCGTATCGCCTCATGGCGCGATCCCCGTGTCTTGCTGGATCCACTGTTGAAGGGTCGCGAGTTGCCCGGCCGTCAGGATCGGCCCGACCCACAGTGAGCGCGCGCGCATCGGCGCCCCGAACGTGCCCGCGATCGACGCGCCCCACGTGAACGTTCCTTGAGGCGCGCCGGGGTCGGGCGGCGCAAGGCTGTCGCCGCTGGCAACGAGCGCGCCCTTCTGCCGGTACGTCCATTCAGGCGTGCCCGCGCCTTCGACGTACGCATACCCGAGGTACGTCGGCACGTTGATCGCGATCACGGCCGTGGTCGGGTTCAGCAGCGTCGCGGCGCCGTTGCCTGCGAGCCAGCGCCCGCTTGCCGCCGACGAATAGTAGAGCACGCCGCGCACCGTGCCCGTCGTGCCGTCGGTCGTGGCCGCCTGCACGAGAGAGCCCGTCACGCCTAGCGGCGTGTGCGTGTGCACGAGCGTGCTGCCGGCGCCGCTGTGCAGATACGCCCACGCAGTCGAGACTCGATTGCTTTGATACCGCTCGACGCCCGTGAAGGTAAAGCAACGCGCGCCGCCAAAGTCCGCGTGTGGCGCAGGCACGGCGACTTGGTTCGCGCCGACCGACTGATCGAGCACGTGCGTCGCGTCGTTCCAGTCGACGATCGATCGCACCTTGCCGCTCACGCCGTCCACCACGTAGAGGTCGGCCGTGAACACGGGCCGCCCTGCGGCGAGCGCGAGCACGCTCTGAAACGGCGAGCGCGCAGAGCGGCCCATCCCGCGCCTGCCCGCACGCGCTCCGCCACGCCTCATCATTTCACTAGCACCCCTTCGCTCACGTAGAACGCGATCGTCCCGCCGGTCCCGATCCAATTCACATGCGTCGCAGTCGGCGGCACGACCACGCTCTTCGTCTCGCCCGGCCCAAGCCGCCAGCCCGCCGCGACGCTGCCCGCCGTGAACGTGCCCTGCTGCCCGAACACGAGCGTCTGCGGTCCCGCGCTGAACGCGAAGTCGAGCGAGTTCGTGCCGTCCTCGTTCTTGACGTCGACGTACTTGCCCGCCCAGTCGACGCGCGTGACGCCGTCCTGCATCAGACTCGTGTCGAGCGCTTCTGATGTGTTTCCCGCAGCAACGGGCCGGCGAATCACGTTGTTGCGGACGCTGCCGTCTGTGCCCTGGGCGGCGGCCATCGGCGCGAAGTACGAGCATGCTTTGGCTTGCGATACGGACATGTCTATCCTCCCATCGCGCGATCTGCGCGTGTTGCGTACTTCTGCCCTGCGCCGCTACTGCCTGACGGAGGCGAGGGTTGTTGCGCAGGCTGCACCGGCGCAAGATTCGGGTTCTGGCTCTCGGCGTTCTGCGGCTTCGGCGGGGCCTTGCGCTGCTGATACCAGTTGAGCGTCTCGGGCGTGTGCGCGCGGTCCATCGCGAGGCCCGTCGAGTACGACAGGCGCATACGCTCGCGCACTGTGGGCGGGCGCTTCTGCTGCTTCACGCGCTGCTCGACCGCGCGCACGTACGACTCGTAGAGCCGCGGCGTGAGCGCGCGCAGCGTCTCGACGTCCTCGCGTGTGCCTGCGCCTGACGCGAGCCGCTGGAGTGCCGCCTGCGGGTTGATGGCGGCCTCGACGTAGCGCTGCGACTTCTTCTGCGTCGCCGAGTCCATGCGCCCAGGGCGCAGGCCCAGCGGGTCGCCGGGGTCGGTCGGTGGCGGCATCTTCGACGCGAGGAAGCTCGCGCGCGCCTGCACCTTCTGTTGCAGAGCTTGGGCGAGCGCGGGGTCTTCGCGGCCGAGCGTCTCGATGCTCGCGGCGAGCGCCTTCGACGGGCCGCTCTCGGGGTCCTGGAGCGCGACCGCCTGCTCCATCGCGCGCTTGATGGCGCCTGAGCTTGCGATAGCCACGGCCGCGCGAGCCGCCTGCTTCGTGCCGCTCTGAAACACGCTGCGCACGGTGTCGTCGGCAGCCTTCTCGAGCTGCATCTGCGTGTTCGCGGCGTCGTTGGCGAGCTTTCCGAGCGGCGTCATCGGGGCTTCTCGTGCGCCGCGCCCTGCGAGCATGCCGAGCGCGTCTGCTTTCCTCACGGCGCCGGCGCCGAGGCCCATCGCGGCTTCTGCAAAGGGCACGCCCTTGAGCGCTTCTTTGGCCGACCTCCACGACTCGCTGTCGCGCTTCATCAGCGCCACGGCGTTCATGCTGCTCTCTATCTTCTCCGTGGCCTGTTTGATGCGCTGCGCGCTCTCCATCAGTTCCGGGGTGCCCCACGCGGCCGCGCGCGTCTCCGCATCGATGGACGCCGAGCGCAGGTAGCGACGCAGCGCTTCCTCCGCGCCCTCCGACTCCGCCTTGCCGAGCTGGTTCAAGAGCGAGCCGATCGCGCCGTCGTTCGAGCGCCTGAGCGCCTCGAACGGGTCCTCGGCCGCCTCACCGGAGCGCTTGAAAAACCCGCCCACGTCGCCGTCTTGCTGCCTTCGGATGCGCTCGGCCCACGCGGGGTTCACGAGCTTCTGCTTCTGCGCGAGCTCCCCGAACAGACCCTCGTCCTCCATGAAGACGCGCCAGTCTTCGTACATGTCCCGGAGCTTGCCCTTGGCCGTCGAGTTCTTGGTGCCCTGAGCCTTGCCGATCGCACGCTTCACGTCGTCCGCGACCATGTACGCCGAGCCGAGATCACCGTTCTTGAGGTGCTCAACGATCTTCTTCTCGCCTCCATTCAAGATCGACTTCGTCTGCTTGAGCACGCTCAGACCACCGCCAGACGCCAGCGCGATCTCCCCCTGCTCGCCGATGATGTCGTCGATCGCCGCCCGAGAGCGGCCCAGCATGTTGACGAACTCGGCGGGGTTTACCGGAGCGCCCTGGCCGTCGAACACCTCGGCCGCGCGCCGCTTGGCGCCGATGCTCGCGAGCGTGTCGACCTCGTCGAGGTCCTTGAGCAGCCCGTCCATGTCCTTGCGGATGGTGCGCGTGGCGCCCTGCTGCCCGCTCTCGAACGCGCCCTCGGCCGCGCGCGCCTTCGCTAGCACGTCCTGCGAAAAGCCGCGCT